AGAAGAACAAGAAGTAGTTTCTAAATCGGAAACGGGTGTTGTTAAGTCTTTCATGAATCATATGAAGGCTTTTTTTAATGGCGAAAATTCAGCCGTTATTGAAAAAGGCGAGGTAAGAGATAACTATGTAAGGAATCAACAAAAACGTAATGTATGGGCTGCTTGGGACAGTTTAGAGAATGCTTACTGGGGTTCCAGATGGGATAACTATACAAACGAAGCAGTTGATTTTGAACGTTTACTTACTGCCATTGAAGATTTTTCAGAGATCATTCAAGAAATTCGAGATGGTGGAGATGCAGCAATTGCTAAAGCTTTAGAAATTAAACCTGCTGCTACTCTTACAGAAGAAATTGAAAAAGCAGGTAAGAAAGTAAGTGCTGCTACTATGGCAGATATAGAAACTGCAAAGGCAGCATTACAAAATATTATTGACCGCGTAAGCGATAAGGAGGACGACGATTTGAAACTTGAAGATATTACAAAGGCTGTACAGGATGCTGTAGAACCAATTAATCAACGCTTAGATGCATTGGAAAAAGCGCAACAAGATGAAACGCCTGCTGAGCCGGAGAAAGATGAATTAACAAAATCGGTAACGGCTGCTATTGAAAAGGCAATGGATCCTGTAAATCAGCGCTTATCCAAGATTGAAAAAGCACGTGGGATTAGTAATCAAGGTGACCCAGGCTCAGCACAACCGATCCAAAAAGACGCACATTTTTTAACAGGGATTCTTTAATTAAGAAGGGAGTTAACAATATGAATAACAAGCAAATTTTAAAAGCAGGAACGACAACTACAAATGATGTAACAAGCGGTTTATTAAATCCAGAGCAATCAAAGAAATTCTTACAACAAACATTTGAGGCTACTGTACTAGGAAAATTAATAAGAACTGAAACACGAAAAGCTAAAACGGGTGAAATTGATAAAATCGGTATTGGCTCACGTATTATTCGCAAAAAGACAGAGAATACAGATGATGGACATCGCGTAAAACCAAAATTCGATAAGGTAGAATATGCTACTAAAGCTGTTCGTTTACCTTGGGAAATTACAGAAGAAACTTTACGTGAAAACATTGAAGGTGAAGGTTTCGAAGCTGTTACAACTAATCTTATGACGTCACAGTTAGGGCGTGATATGGAAGATATTTATTTAAATGGTGATACAGAAACCTCAACAGAACATCCAGATCATGATTTCCTTTATATTAATGACGGTTGGATTAAACAAATTGCGAAAAAGGGACATGTAGAAGATCGTACTGCTAAGAATAAAGGTGAAATTGATATTAATTTATTCTATGATACGTTACAGCAAATGCCTGATAAGTATAATGATGGATCATTGAAATGGTTATGCTCACCAACATTTAAACAGAAGTGGGAGCAGCACTTATACAATATGCATATTTCAAATGGTGGCGGTTTATCAGACTCTATTATGCGTGCGCCTGCAGGGATTGAATTAATTCCTGTCCCTCGTATGCCTGGAGATAGCCTTTTATTAACGAACCCGAAAAACTTAATTGTAGTTAATACTTATGGTGTGAAAATCCGTAAAACAGTTGAAGGCAAGGACGCAATCATGCAAGATAAACGATTCTATGTTGTTCATTTAGACTTTGATAGTATCATTGAAGAAATGGATGCTGCTGTACTTGCGAAAGGTATTAAATAATGGTATATAAATTAACCTTAGTACCAGGAGTGTTATCGTATAGTGGATTGGTGAATGCTTCACGACAACAGCCGCTTGTATCTGTTGACTCGAAAGAAATGGCAGATGCAGTGGTAAAAACAGGGTATTTTAAGTTGGTTAATAACGACCATGAAGGACTTGAGATAGAGGGTGCAGAGGTACTATCTATCTCTAATTATGAAGTGCATACAGAAGCTTCCTTAAAGAAATTAAGCAAAATAGAACAGGAAGCCATTATTGCAACTCTATATAAAGGAAATCAAATTCCGACAACTAAAAATGAACAAGAACGTATCACATTAATTTTGAAATTACAAAAAGAACAGGAGTGATAGATATGCCTATTATTACTCCTGAACGATTACTTAAATATACATGTATTGATGATATTAAAGAACGGGATCCAAACCTGCTGCTAATGGATATAGTAGAAGCTCAAAATGAGATTTTCACTTTAACATTAGTTAACTTTGAAGATAAAGAGAAGTTCCCTGCAGTTCCAGAAGTTGTTGAGATTGCGTGTTTAAAGTTAGCTCAATATTATGCCTTGGTTAACTCTGATGAAGATGCAATAGAGCCGATGCAGTCAGAACGCATGGGGAATTATTCCTATGATAGAAAAGCTGAAAAAACAGCTACTAACTCTAGTCAAGTTACTGTGTTTGTTAAGCCAGATGTATCTAAATTACTTTCTAAATGGATTCAAGAGAAAAAAGACAAGGGAACAGCGAATTTGCGTTTAAGGAGTATTTAATTATGGGTAACAGAGTATTTAAGAGAATGTTAATCCATCGCTGCACACTTATTAAAAAGGGTGTATTGGTAGGTAAAGATGAATACAATCGTAATAAATACGAGGATGTTGAAGTACCTGATGTTCCCTGTTTCTTTGATACCATTCGAAAGAAAGTAGTAAAAACGGATAAGAGTGTTGATACTATTGAACAAAATATTTTATTTACGCTTCCTTCTACAGATGTAGCAGAAGCAAAGTATGTCAAGGATGTTAAAACACTAGATGATATTACAATATTGTCTGGTGTTTTTGATATACCAGAAAAGAAACCTATATACGGTCGTAAAAGGTTGCATCATTTTGAATTAGAGTTAGAGAAGGTGAGGCAGAAGTGATAAAAATTCAAGCTCATAATTCTTTTAATCTTTCTATAATGGAAGCGCAGTTAAAACAGGCCCGTAAAGCAGCGGTGGAAGCAGCAAGAAAACCATTTGCAAATGAAGCGAAGAGAATAACCGCAGATGAAGATCACGTTGATTCATCCAGGTATATCAATTCTATTAGTGAAAGAACAGACTTTCCTGCTGTTAATAAAACAGGTAGAGGGAAAATATCGCCCTCTGACGGTGATATAGTGAATGTTTTAAAAGAAACACGTGATACTACGGAATTAGAAACTGGAACTGCAGTTGACTATTCACACCATGTAGAAAGACGATATAACATTATCGCTCGTGGTTTGGATAATGCAGAGCCTGATATGCACGATACTGCTTCAAAAGAAATTATAAAAATAATTACAAAATAGGTGAATTAGAAATGAATTATGTAAATCCCATACCGCCTATTTGCCAGTTGCTAATGGACCATAACATTCTATGCTATGGTAATAGATTCCCTGGCGATGCAGAATATCCATCTGTTTGCATACGTCCAGCAGGTGGAAATGGATATACTCGTTTGCAGTTGATTGCAAGGTCAGAGGATGATGATATTGTAGCGATGAATCTAGCCATATTAGCTATGAATACATTAGAAAAGTATATTTCTGACACAAAAGGTTTACAGGTCATTTGGTGTGAGAGAACAAGTAATCCTGTGCCATTTACCGATAGAGAAGCCAATAAAGAAGAAGCCTGGTGTTATATGAACTTAGAACACTTAGGATCATAGAAAGAAGGGGTATTATGACGCAAAAGGCAGTTGTTGATGAAACAGTAGGAGATTCAGAAAAAACAAATACAAAGAAAAAGAAGCAGCGCATTCTACTTTGCGAAGGACCAGCAAAAGGGAATGGGGCTGCTTCTTTTCTATTACGTGAGGATTTAATTATTCATAAAAATAAGGAGTTGATTGTAGGAGTGGACATTTCTGAACACGAAGCAGAACTACTTCTACATGAAACTACATGGAACTTTAAGGAGGTAACAAAATAATGGCAGATTTATTTACAGTTAATCCAAATAATATCATCGGTGGTGCAGGTCGATTAGTTACGGCGGCATATGGTACAAAATTACCTACAACAATTGAGGAAATCATTAACCCTACAACGTATGTTTTAGCTGAAGGGTGGAAAGATGTAGGGGCTACTAAAGAAGGTATTAAGATTGGCCGTAGCTATGATGAGGAAGAGATTGAGGTAGATCAGTTCCAAGGACCAGTTGAAACATCTATTACAAAGTGGACACATGATTTAGCTACACAATTAATGGAATATACGATTGAAAATAGACAACTCGCTTTAATTGGTGGCCAAATTCTTCAAAGCGCTCCTAAGTATGGTACTCCTGCTAAGACAAAAGGGGATTTAGGCATCGGAGCTACTATTATTACTTTAGATTCAGCTGCAGGACAGGATTTTAAAGTAGGCGGATATTTACGTATTGGCACAGAAACTAAAAAGATCGTTGCAGTTAATGGTGCATCTGTAACGATTGATACAGGGATTGCTACTGCTGTTAATGCAGAAGCAGATGTAACACCTATTACGGCGCTAGGAACGAAATATATTGGGTTTGGTACAGTATCCGAAGCTCCTTTATTCTCTGCCGCACTAATTACACGAAATGAAAAGACGGGTGCTCTAGCAGTCGCTGTTTTCCGTCGTGTTAAAGTTTCTGGTGAGTCTAAAGAAATTACAAAAGGAAAAGAAAAATATGCTATTCCTCTTGCGTTTAAGGCTTTTGCCGAAAGTGGTGTACCAACGAGTGAAAATGTATTCTACGAAATTGAACAAGTAATTTAATTGTTTATGAAATAGATTAGGAGGAAGAATAAATGAAAGATATGAAAAGTATTTTAGAAGGAATTGATCTAGATAACCATATTGGAGAGGTCACTTTAGATAATGGCCAAAAGATGAAACTACCTAAACTAACTACAGGTAAAATCATTAAGCTTGTTACGTATATCGGAGTAGAAGGGTTTAGTATGTGGGAAAATATCCGCAGTGCAATGATCCAAAACGATATAAGTACCTGGGCAAAAGCTGCTACAATTCTCTCATCGCTAGAGGATGAGAAGATTGTAGCGATTCAAGCAATCTTATTAGGGATTACACCGCAGGAAGCGTTAAAATTTTCTCCTGAGGAAACTTTAGATATTTTTATCGGATATGCGGAGAACACAGATCTGGGAAAGCTTTATTCAAAAATTCAGAAGCTAGTGAAGACGATGTTCAAGAAGGACCTTCCCGACTTTGCAACCCTGATGAATCAAATGTTTCCGGTGCAGCAAGTAGAAATACAGGATCAACCTGGACAGAGTTCGTAGAATCATTAATTGAGCAGGTTGAACTTGTATCTTCTTACTATGGATACAATGAGGAATATGTCTTAAAACGCTCTTTATCATGGCTTAGACGTAAATGTGAACAGCTTGCATATGAAAGGTATAGCAATCATGTTCAAAGCGTAAATGGACAGGTACAGGGGCTTTTAATAATAATAGATAAGTTGTTTGGTGACGGACAAAATACAAATACGATTCTTCCTCCTACTCTTGAAGAAGCGATTGAACAATCCGAACTTCACCAATTAGAACATGTTGAAGTTCAAAAACAACAGAATCAATACGATAAAACGCAATGGTGGCTAAAACCGAAAGGCGAATCTGAATCGCCTTAGGTTTTAGCCTTTTTATATTGGAGGGAAGGAGGAAATCATTTGAGTAATGTAGGAAAAACAACTATACAGATTCAATCGGATTCTTCACAAGCTAGAAGGGATTATGAATCCTTTTTTCGCTTTGTAGAGAATGGCTTGAAACGTTTAGAAAATGTAGCGCGTTCCACAGATCCATTACAGACCTTAGCAAATAAAACCAGTCAACATACAGCGAATATTATCGAGCAGCTTAATCGAGTGGGGGCAACTGCGGAGAGTGTTTTTAGAAGGATAGATGCTGCCGGAAGAGGAAGCGGGGCTGGCAATTCATTAAATAGACAATTGCAGCAAACTCAACAAGCACTTACTGCTACCGACCAAAGAGCTCGGCAGTCTGGTTCTGCATTCAATGAATTAGATGGTAAAATCCGTGTTTTAACGGCGCAACTCCAATCAGCATCTACGGGTATGGGCGGGTTTTCTAATAGTACAGAACAATTGCGCGGCAGAATGGAAATTATGCGCAATTTAACGGATCAGTACCGGATAAAATTAGAACAATTACGCGAAAAGCATCGAGCCGCTGCTTCTGCAGAAGGAGAAAACGCTCAATCAACGCAACGATATGCCGAACAGATTCATCGTACGACAACTGAAATTAATAGATTAGATCAGAGTATGACAAATGCTCAAACACAGTTAAACCAACAAACAAGTATGATCGGCCGTTTTACTAATGGTATGGAGAATATGGGCCAAAGAATGCAAAACTTCGGCATGACCATGACTACAACGTTTGGGACTGCAACATATGGATTAGGCAGGTTCTTAAAATCAGCAGTTGAAGAATCGATGAATTTCGAACAACAGATGGCAAATATCAAAGCCGTATCAGGTGCTACGGCAGATACAATGGATGAACTATCTAAATTAGCAGTTAAATACGGTGAGGATACAAAGTATTCGTCTGTTGAAGCAGGAAAAGGCATTGAAGAATTAATAAAAGCTGGTGTCTCTTTAACTGATATTATAAACGGCGGTTTAGAAGGTGCGCTCAACCTGGCAACTGCTGGGGAGTTAGATTTAGGAGACGCTGCTCAAATTGCTTCTACTGCTCTTAATGCCTTTAAAGCAGATAATTTATCTGTAACCGATGCTGCCAATCTTTTAGCCGGTGCTGCAAATGCATCGGCAACTAACGTTAAAGAAATGCAATACGGCTTGTCTATGGTCTCGGCAGTAGCAGCTGGTGTTGGGCTAAGTTTCAAAGATACAAGTACCGCGTTAGCATTATTTGCCCAGAACGGGCTTCGCGGATCGGATGCAGGTACGTCATTAAAAACGATGATGGCCAATTTAATACCTAAATCTAAAGAAGCATATGAGTTGTTTAGTGAATTAGGATTGATCTCATTTGACACAGGAAAAGCGATGCAATATTTAAGTGAGAAAGGTGTTAAACCTGCTTCTAATTCGTATAAAGATATTATGGTTTCTTTAGAAGAATATGCAGCTAAACAAGCTAAAGTTAAAGTAGGATCATCCAAAGCAGAGGAAGCATTCAAAAAATTAACATTTAGCACAGGAATCATGCACAATGCATTCTTTGATGCTAACGGAAATTTAAAAGGAATGGCCGATATTGCAGAAGTAGTACAAATGGCAATGCAAGGACTCACAGCTGAGCAAAGGCAGTCATATCTGTACACTTTATTTGGATCAGATGCTATCCGTGCTGCGAATATCTTATACAAAGAGGGCGCAGACGGGGTTAAAAACATGTATAGTGAAATGTCTAAAGTAACAGCATTAGACGTTGCTACTACAAAAATGGAGACCACTAAAGGGCAAATAGAGGAGCTGTCTGGTGCGTACGATACATTAAAGAAAACGATAGGTGATGCATTATTACCTACAGTTAGAATGATTGTATCTGCTTTTCAGGGGCTTGTAGATTGGTTCAATAACTTAGATAAGTCTACTCAAGAAACAATTGCTGGTACAGGCCTATTAGTTGTTGCATTAATGGGAGTAGCAGGTGCGGTAGGGATACTATCATTAGCATTAGGAGCATTGTTAGCAAACCCAGTAGCGTTAGCTATTACAGGTGCAGTCCTGGGAATAGGTTTATTGGGAGCAGCTGTACTGCAATTCTCTAATGATTCCAAACAAGCAACCTCAGATTACGAGAAATTTGGTGGAACTGTAAGTGAAGGTACGCGGAAAGCTGCAGGAGCTTACATAGATCTAAAAGATAAAGCAATTAATAGTATGATTGATTTGCAATTGAAAACAGGTGAAGAAGCAAATAAAGCTGCTGATGAAACGATTAAAGCTTTTCAACGTATGACGAATGAAGTTGTTAAAGAATTAGAAGGTAAGAAAAGTCAATTCAACAAAATGTTCAGTCAACTTATGGGAACTGTTCCAGAAGGCGCAAAAGAATCTTTAGAGCAAGTCAAAAATAACATTATTGAATCGATCAATAAAGAAATTGAAGTAGCTACGGAAGCTGAAAAGATTTTAGAGGAAGGCATTAAGAAGTATCACGGAGATACAATGAAAATGCCAAAAGACTTCGCTCAAAAGTTTGACCAAGCTTTACAGGTAGCTGATAAGAATGTCCAACAATTTTACTCGAAAGCGAAAGAAATCACATCTATTTCAAAAGAGATAGAATCTGGTGGCATGTTATCTGTAGATGCAGGTAGAAAACGATTTGAGAGTATCATTAAAGTTTACGATGATGGTGTGAAATCTTTAGAAAAGCAAACAAAAGGATGGCGTGAAAATGTAGAGAAAGCTTTTAAATTAGGTGAAATTAAGCCAGAAGAAAGAAAAGCGACATTAGATGCCATTGCACTTTATGAAGCGAAGCATGTTGAAGATTTACGGACTATACGTGGTGACGCTTTTAAGGTGTTAGAGGGCCATTTAAAAGCAGAAGATGCAGCTCTTGTATTTGCCAACGCTAATAAGTTAGAAGCTGAAAAGAAAGGTTGGCAAGAGAAAACAAAAGCCTATCTTTTCGGACATGAGACTTACGAGGAAGTCTCGCAGCGTTTTTATAAAGAACAGGAAAAAGCAGAAAAGGATCACAAAGATAAATTATTAGCATTTGAATTACAATATGGTAAATCGAAAATTGAAAGTATAGGAATGTATGTTGGAGAGTTGCAGAAAGGAACTGAATCGTCTCGACTTTTAGCCGAATCAATGGCAAGAGAAATTGATGGGAAAATGAAAATTGATTTAGGACCTGCAGGACAATATACAATAGATACTTTCCTTGAAAAAATAAAAAAAGGCGAACTTGATAGTACAGCTGTAGCAACTGCAAATGCCAATAAATTAAAAGATGTTTACAAAGTAGACCTTTCACAAAGCGGTATTGAATCAATGCAGAAATGGATTGAAGGAATTAAAACAAAAGATACTGGTGAAGTTAGGGAGTTTTTAAGTAGAAACATGCAAAGTGATACCGTTATTGATTTAGGGATATACGGTAAGATGAGCATGGATTCTTGGATTACTGGGCTTCAAAACGGAACATTATCTTTTGATACTGTATTCCAATTCTTCCAACAGACTGTTAAAAACGGAATGAATGTCGATGCGACACAAGAGGGGCAGAACAACATTCAAACTCTGATTAACGGAATGCAAATAGGAGCATTAACACTGCCACAAGTAGCCCAAACTATGGGGCTAGATATCAAAAGTAATGTTCAAGTGGATTTAGGGGAGTCTGGGAAATTTAATGTACAAACTCTTGTCCAAGGTATGCAAGATGGATCTATTAATGCCGAACTTGCAGCGAAAGCTATTGCAGCATTAGTTAAAAATGGTGCGAAAGTTGATCTTACTCAACAGGGGACGGATGGAGTCAGTTCGTATGGAGACGCAATACAACAAGGTGAAGGAAAGGTTAGAGGGTCCGCTCACA